GTAGCTTGTCTTACAAATCTAATCTGCAAGATTAAGGTTAATCACTCGGTGATTAAGCTGCAAGCCTGTAGTTGTTATTGTCGTTTATAGACTTGGAAATTCATTTTTACGAGAGCATTCTTATATGTGGTTAATTTAGTACTAATATCTGTTTCGGACTGTCCTGCCAAGGTCGGACCAATGCCGCCCTCACCTTCTTGTCCATGACATGCTGCACAGCCTGCCCATAAACCTCTAATGCTACTAAATTCATCGGCTTGTGCCAATAATTGTTTATTTCTTTCTATATCTGAAGGAGTACCATATGTTTTTACATATTCGTCATAACACTCGCCATAGCAAGCACTGTTTCGTGACCCACCTTTATATTCAAGGTTGTCATAAGCAACAGCCATAGTTCCGCTTAAAAATACTAGAAAGATAAGAAATTCTTTTTTCATCCTACGAACTCATCTCCGAGTGTCCAAGAACACCCTGTAAGACCACCAGCCTGTAAGGCTTGTAGTGTTCGTAAAACTTCGATTGCGCTTCTTCCTGTATCTAACGCATTTACTGATACATGTTGAATTGTTCCTTCAGGATCTACAATGAAAGTTGCTCTGTAACATACTCCCTCTTCCTCGTCAACTATTCCTAGTTCTCTGGAAAGAGTAAGACCGCAGTCTGCCGCAAGAATATGATCTATATCCCTGATTAAAGAATTGTCTTTCTTCCATGCTAGTTTACAAAATTCGTTGTCTCCACTAACTCCGATAACATCGCAATGAGTTGATAATTCATCCATTGCTGCAATCTCTGTTGGGCAAATGAAAGTAAAGTCTTTTGGGTAGAAATATATCACAGTCCATTCTGCTAGTAATACATCTACATCAATGAAATCATTTTCATCATTTACACCTTTCAGATTCAAGTCTGGAAATTTGTCGCCTACTGTTAACATAATGTTCTCCTAAGTTATATCAAACTCATCAGAGACATTTTCGTCTGGTGTAGAGTTATCTGCACCTTCTCGTAATCTGTCAAGTAGTTCTTTTTGAGCATCCGCTGTTGGTCGAGTAAGTACTTCGTCCATTGACTTAAGTTCTGCGATGAGTTCCATCTCAGCATCGTCTAAAGCTCTAGGTTTGCATTTAAGAGCCTGTAGTTGATATTCAACATTGTAAGCCATTGGTCCAGTCTTAACTCTCTTAAAGTAAACATCCCAACCAGTTACTGGATCAGTTGGATCACCAAGATCTTCTGCTGCAACCATTATCTGCTCGAGTAATTTTTTCTTTAAGTTTAGTACTTTGACTTTTCCATCGTGGATACATTGGATAGCATAAGACCAACCGCATTTAAGTTCAGGATGATACTCTCTCACCCAGTCTTTTTCTACGTTGGTAAATGCTTCTGCGTCTCTATCGAATGATAGACACTCGAATGGTAAATTCTTACCGTTTTCGCCTTTCAACCAGTAAACATAGCGAGGAAGCATATCCCCAACCATTCTTACTTTGTTGTCGCCTTCGACATATTGATAACTGTCGATTTTATTCTTTTGGGCTTCGCCCTTAGCTTGATTAAATTTTATTGCCATTTTAGTTCCTTTAATGTGATTTCTTCAAATTTGAAGTGTATATAATACCCTTCGATTCGTAGTAATCTGTTGTTTTTAATACTGTCCTCATCCCCTGTAAAGTGGAGGAGGTCTAATCTGGTATCTTTTGTTTTTTGATATTCAAAATAATTACGCAATGATGCGATACCTGCATACTGTGCAATCTCTGCATCTGAATATCTCCTTCTTTGAATGAATAATGCCTCGGGGTTTACTAGGAAACTATGTCCATGAAAACTTTTAGTCCAAAACTTGTATATTCTATCATGTCTGTTCACTGGTGGTAGCTTATAGGTAAGTATATGAAGGATTGTCAAAATGTCTTTGACACTCCCGTTGCTTTCCCTTTTTACTTTTTCCCAATTATAGAATAACATATTATAACAAACTTTTAACTCCGTGTCAAGATATATTTTTTCATGCTATACTTCAAAAACTTCATAGCCCTGTCGCATATAATATCCCCTTCTCG